ACTACTAACGTGGTTGGTTATTGGATAAGTTATATACTAGACTGCTGGCTACTCTTTCACTCTGTCTTTGTCCGTTAAAAAACTTTACACTCCAATTAGATTCAGTTTGACATAACACATATAGTGCGAACCAAATTCATAGCTAATTAGAACATCTGTACTACCAGGGGGGTTAAAACTACCGAGGATTGGTGACGATAGGCGTTAGTACCCCCCAATAACTCTAGAAAATATAAAAAGGAACTTCAGATAGCGAGTTCATGCCAACAAAGGTAAGTTTCAATAGGGTTTTAAGGCATTGTGAGCCAAATCTGAGGGTTTTAGAAAGAAAGTAGTATAATGTATTGACTTATGGATAAATAGGGGTTATAATTAAGGTGGAGGTGAGAAATATGGAATTAAATTTAGATGAGATTCGGGATATACGAGCTTATGATAATGATTTTAATCCTGAGAATGTGCAATCTACAGATAAATCAAAAGGGCAAGCAATAAATGATATTCTTATTATTTCAAATGGGCGTGGTGAACTCCATGACAGCGGTTATCCTTTTATTAAGGTCTTGGGTAGGCAATACAAGCAAGGTGTAATCTCCCCGATTAAATATTTCCATTTAGGTTGGCATGACCATTGCCTATGTAATATCCCTGTCAACATTGATTCTTATGGTAAGAATATCTTTAGAATTATGCCCCACTTTAGTTATAAGAACTTTGTTGTTAGCCCTCACTTTATATCTGTTTCCACTTTTGAAGTAGGGTGTGTGTTCAAAGATATAATGCCGCAAAACAGTTTAAGCTAGACATTCTGCAACAGTTGCAATATCTTTAGAGGGGGATAAAATGATAGAAGTTGACGGCAAAAAGTATAAAGTAACAGAAAACTTGGGTTTCCAAGCTGGCTATCAAGCCAAAATGGTAGATGATAACGGGCAAGAAAAAGCAGTTGTAAAGCGTAACGGCAAATGGACATTCTGGACAGTAAAAGATAGATTAGGCGGGTAAAATGGATATAAACAAAGTCTATTTAGGGGATTGTTTACTTGACAAATGAATAGTATTGTAGTAGAATTAAGGTATGATGAAGAATAATGTAATTGATAACATATTCTGGTGTGATAAGCGTGAAAAATGTCAATGGAAGTGTTTTGCGCTTGACTATTGGGGACTTTCTTTAGGTAGAATTGAGAACACATTATCGGCTTGGGTAGAAGCACACGAGCATTTCTGTGGTGGCAAACTTATTCAAGGTAAAATAATAAAAGAATAACATTTTGCAATGCGTTGCACAATCTTCAGGAGTAGAATTATGCAAATTGAAAAAAGTGATTTTAATAACAAACTTTGTAGTGCACTAGCTATCCCGACTGAAGGGGTTAAGGAAATAAATATACATTATTCCTTTTGTGATATTGTGCGAGTAGAAATTATCCGTGAAATACCCTTAGATAAAGATGCTCATAGTAGGCTTATTAGAATGTTTGAAGATTACGAAATAAATCCCAGACTTGTTAGAAAGATAGTAAATGAAACGTAAATATACCCGCAAGGTATCACCAGACAACGTACAATCAAAATCTAGCCTATCTAAACAGGAAAGTAGTATCAATCTACCACCTGATATATTAGAGAGTATAGAAAGAACCTGTAAAACAAGAAAAGCATTGAATCTATCTGATGATAAGAAAGAAAGAATAGAACGGGCTTTAAGGTATCAGGAGTTTATAAATGGACAAAAATGAATTAAAGTTTAACGAAGGTGATACAGCTTATCAATACTATTATAAACCTGAACGCCTCAAATTTATACTAGCTATGCCTTTTTATAAGCGTATCTGGCGGATATTAATGCTTATTGTAAAGGGATGGTGCTATTGGGATTAAACATTTTGCAACGTATTGCACAATGTAGGAGGGAACGATGAAGAATAGACCAGAAGGATTTATAGCAGAGGATAAGATAGACCATAACGGGGAGATATTTGATTATATCAGGGAGTGCCATGAATACCTGTGGCAATTTGTTAGACTATTTTACCCATCGGCAAGCGGTTCAGTTACAGAATGGGTGGATAAAGTATTAGACGAAGTTAAAATAGGTCGGATAAAGGTTTAAATGAGTAAACCATCAATAGATTTAAGTAAACTATATAAACCACACCCTAGACAGGTTCTTTTCCATGAAAGCCCTCATAAGGGGCGTTTATTCGGTGGTGCAATACGAGGTGGGAAGACAGTAGCAGGTGTGCGTGAGTCTATACAACTCTGTTTAGACTACCCAGGAAATGTAGGTATCGTAGCACGCCAAACACTTCCTGCTCTAAAGAAAACAGTATTAGTAGAATTTGAGAAGTACGAAGGCGTTTGTGCTATGGATAATGGAAGAGTAGCAAAAGATGCTAATGGTAAAGATTTAAGATTAATTACTCAACACCATGCTACAGACCATTATTTTCAGTTCTATAACGGTTCTAGGATATGGTATACTTCGTTAGGAGACGATAAAGCAGGTCTAGCTGCCCAAATGGGAACAACAATCGGGTTTTTCTTTATAGATCAGATAGAGGAATGTTCCGAAGCGCACTTTAACAACCTTTTAGGCCGTCTTTCTTTGAATCTACCTGGTATCAAATTGAAGTATATTTTAACGGCTAATCCAATGCCAGGATGGGTAAAAGACCGGTTTATTCTTAATTCTCCGAAGGATTTTATCTATATTCCGTCTTTGCCGAAGGATAATCCCTATTTACCCGCTAATTATGAGGCTGAATTAAGAGAAACCTACCCAGCTGAGTTAGTCAGGGCTTGGCTAGAGGGTGATTGGAACGTCATGGAGACTGGTAATTTCGTGTTCAATTTTACAGAAATTAACCGAGCCTCCGATAAAGAACTATCTCCAGAAGGTGAAAAGTACATGGGAGTAGACTTGGCTTGGGGAGGGGGAGACGAAAACGTAGCCATTATCCGTCAAGGTGGTAAAGTACTTACTTTTGAGAGATGGATTTATCCTGCTGAAGAATCTATCCGTTCTGTAGACAAGATAATAGATTTACTCACGTTACACGAAATAAAGCCCCAGAATTGCAATGTAGACGCTGTCAGCGGTGGTAATCCGATATGTTCAGAGATAATACGGAGGGGTTATAGGGTTAATTCAATAATCGCCGGAGAAAAAGCCGATGACGAAACTAAATATATCAACAAACGAGCCGAGATGTACTTCCAATTAAGAGGTAGGTTCAGGGATAACCTAATTTCTATTCCAGACGATAGAACTCTTAAAGCTCAATTAAGCACGATTCGTTATAAACCCGCCCAGGAAAAGCGTATGCAGATTATTTCTAAAGAGGAAATGCGTAAAGCGGGCGAAAAGTCTCCCGATAGAGCTGACGCATTGGCATTAAGTTTTTATGAGGCTAAGGTAAGAAACCCAAATATCAGGTGGCTCGGATGATAGACGGCTATAAGAAATTGTTATATAAAATCTTCCAAGTTCCCATTTGCCGTAAGTGCGGTCATGTACTGGATGCTAATTATAAGAAAAGAAAGAGAGGTAACTTATGTCTGAAATGTCTTTAAAATGGAGACCCCAGAATTGGAGAAATCCCCATTATCCTTTAGTGCGTGATGATATGGGATACCCTAAACAATCTGGCCTTATTAGAAAAGAGGAATTTGAATCCGGTGCGTCTGCCATGTTAAACGCTCTATTTGAATTAGCTAAACAAAGTCCTACTGGTAAATTTGAGATAGATTCTACAAAAGTCAATAGATAAGTGTGATATACTTATAATGAGAGGGTATAATTAGATTACTTGTGCAATGTGTTGCATAATCTATTATAAAGTATCTCTAAAACACCATCTTCTGTATCAGAAGTAATTTGCCCTATTTTTTGATAATCGCCTTTTCTATCTCTGAGTGCGTAGTGCCAAGTTCCCCATCGTCCTTTCTCTTTAACTACTAGATGGCGATTAGCCTCTATAAATTCTTTCTTATTCATACTCTAATTATAAACTATAAATTATAATTTGTCAATAGGTATTTATTGAATATATTAAAATTATTTAATCGTAGTAAAGCCCCTATACCTAACCGTCCAAATTCTCTTGGTTTATTTGGTGTAACCCCGCCAAATTGGAATCAAGAGAATTTTTTGCGTTCATACGGAGAAATAGGCTGGCTTCATGCTGTAATCTTTCGCATAGCTCTAGGTTGTTCTGAGGTTGAGTGGACTCTATTCGATGTTTCTAATCAAGATAAACCTAAACAGATATATAAACATCCCGTTTTAAGTCTCTTAAAGCAAGTAAATCCCTTTCAAACCTCTAATGAATTTATAGCGCTAGATACGATTTACAATGAACTAATCGGTGAATCGTTTTGGGCTTTGAACTTTAATGCTCTGGGTGAACCTGCTGAAATCATCTTACCCTATCCTAATAAGATGTCCGTAGTACCGGCAGCGAACTTCCCGTTCGTTAAGGGGTATGTCTACGGTACTGGTGCAGGTGCAGTCCCATTTGATGTAAACGAGATTATACATTTCAAATATCCTAATCCACTTAATCAGTATAGAGGGCTTGCCCCTGCAAAGGCTATCGGGATTAATTTAGACGCTGAACAAAATGCTGACAAGTGGGTTAATCAGTTCTTCTACAACTCGGCCAGACCTGATGGTGTTATACAGTTTGACTATAATT